ACATACTCACAGGCGGAGACATCACGCCCGTTGGTGTAAAGAACTTGGTATTCCATATCAGTCATCAGTGGTTTTGTAGTGTTTGCGGACATTATCTAGACGCTCTTGAGATTTACCAAGACCAATAACCTCTTGGCAAGTGATGTTGATCTCTTCGTCTTCATCAACACCGTGCAATCGGCACATCTCAAGACGATTCATCACTGCGTCCATGCTGTCATACACGGACACAAGCGTATCATCAGAGTACGGATACTTGATGGTTACAATGTAGACGTTCATGTTGTTGGGTGTAAAGAACACGTAGCATGAGAGCTACAGAAAAGCAACGCAAGATGCGATGCCTAAGTGTAACTATCAGGCGAAGATGTAACCGTTGGTGAACTCTTCAGTATTGTAGACCTTGCTAGTACCAGCCTGACCTACAAACTTGTGAACGTACCAAGTGAAATCTTTCTGGAAGATACCCTCACCATCGACACAGAACTCAGTGCAGATAGCATTGAGCCGTGACTTGGTGGTGTTAGACTGCCAGCCACCGTCAAAGACTTGAACGTCAGTGTCGGATACCTTGGCGATCAGGTTACCGTGAAGGTACACATTGTGCACACCATCTGCGTCCTTGCTGACGCTGGTGTTTGCCTTGGACCAGTGCTCGCAGTCGTTGGTGATAGCGGCGCACATGTCACGTTCGATCTTACGCATGTTGTGAATGGACGTAGTGTGTAAAGTGTAGCTGTGTGTGCTACAGAGAGGGCACGTATGCCCTCAGTGTAACCTACATCAGCCAGCGATGAAGCCAGCAGCACCGCGGTTCTCACCGTCGGTGGTGTAGAAGCAGAGATCAAGGCGCTTGGTGCGCTCAGGAGCAATGCAGTTCTGGTTAACCCAGAAGCCGAGGCTCATGTTAGGGTTGAGCAACAGGTTAGCAATCGCACGGCGGCTAACGTTGGTGTACTCGTAAGCATGACCAGAGGTGAACTCAACGAGAACCACGCCGAGAACAGGCGAAACCTGCAGCACGGCAACAGCGTCAGAGGTGCGAGGAGCAACGTTGAAGAACATGAAATGTTAAGCGAGTGAACAATGGGCTGCGTCCTTGTGGAGCAGCAAGACCATACAGCCCGACTCAAACGGGCAGCCTGTCGGTGCAGGGTGCAGGTGGTGCCATGAGCATACTTGTATAGCGGCTGTGGCTCGCCGCTTGACGTGTCTACCAGCTCATCACGGCAGAAACCCACGCCGTTGGTCGTCATCACCCGGTTGATTCCGGTAGCGAGCTGCTTATGCGGTTGTCAAGGTTCGGTGAGGACCGGCAGAGCTGGCGGTGGAGCTTACGAGACTCTCCTCCCCCTTAACAGGGAGAGTCGAGTATGCGTAACCGTCCAGCCAGCTGCTGTGTAGCCATCATACAGCCTCAGCGGCGGTTTGGGGCGGCTTGACCCATTAGCCCTGCTTATCACTGGCGTTTAACCTGGTCAGATCCACTGCGTTGCAACAGTTATCACTGCATTTTATCAGTCGGGGTCTGATCGATAAGGTGGCGCGACAGATCGCACTCCCCACAAGCGGTTTGCGCCGGTGTCGAGCCAGCATTGCACGGCATTGAGCCGGTCCCCGCCGGTTGTGCGCGGCGCTGAGCCGGTACGCGCGGGTTATAACGGGCGAGCGCGGGCGGACACTGGCGCAGGACCGCGCCCCACGCAGGCAGGGGCATGGGGGGTGTACGTCCTTGCGCCACGTTGTATAAGGCTTCACAAATTTTTGTCAGAAATCGACCAGTATCCGCCAGATAACCCAGACTACGCCCGCTAAAAGCAGGCATAGACCGAGTATGACGGACCAAACGGGGTCAGTCGTGGACATGTAACTGTGGTTTAGGGCAGTTTTGGTAGTGATAGTTAAGGTGAGCCGCCTCTACCAGTGTAAAGACGGCTAAAACTGCTACAAAGATGTGTTTTACGCCCATACTGCTGCATACACCTGTGGATAGCACATAGCAATAAGCTGTTTACACTGATCTGCTATGAGTTTGTGTTCTTTTTGTGTACCGTTAGCGCAGCGAAGCTGGCAGTAATGAATCCAAGACCGAAGGGTGCCGTTCATATACATACGAGTAGGCGTGCTAAGGGGCAGGACATCACGTGCACACTCTTTTGCTACTCCTGCTTCTAAAAGAGCTTCGTAGACTTGTTCAGCGTGCTTGTAAAGGTATCTAATTCTGTCTTTAAGAAACAGGTCTTCTTCTTCTACCTCAATACTGTTCTGCCTGTTTTTAGTGTCTTGCAGGCGTAGCTCCGGCATAACACTGTTACCAAGCTGTGTAGCGTCGGCGTAACGCTGGCTAAACTCTTGGAAACTGAAAGAACGGTGTCTAAGAATTTGAGCTGCTATACTTCGAGTAGTTTCGATCTCTACGCACATGTTCACCATCTCAAACGGTGACCAGTGTTGATGTTCAATAAGGTATTTAATCAGTCGAGCACTTGTCTTAGTGTTGTTCTGATTATTAGGGTTAGATACCCTTGCCATATAGGCTACTAACTCATCACCTTTGTTAGTGTGGTGAACTAGCTGTACGGTGTGGTGGGAGGTGGACATACAGTAGTAAAAGCGTCTTTGATTCAGTCGGTGGATTAACAGTAAGAAGAACCAGTAGAATTGGTCGTCTTGTTTCTGTCGGTAGTAAAGGGGGAGATTTTTACGTCTCCCCACTCACAGGAAGTCCACCCTTCTTCCTGTATAAGTCAGGGACCTGTCAAATCCAAGTGTGGAACTGGGTTTTAGAAATCCCTCTTGCTTGCTTTCTTTGTTCGGTTGTCATACCTAAAGCAAGGTGGTTTGTAGCGGACTGTGGATCGTCTATAAAGGCTTCTAGTAGGTCGTTCCAGTCGTCACGTTTACGCTGTTTGATCACCTCTTGAGCCGAGATAGACATGGCATCAGTAAAGTATTTAACGCCTTGTGCAAGTGCGTCTAATCTGTCGTCGTGCCTAACTGCGCCTTTTTCCCGGCACATCCGGCTCATCTGATAGAAGAGCATATAGAGGAGACGTTTTTCTGGAGCGTCGTCTTTATTTGAGTTGTAGTCCCAGTCGATGACATTACGATCAACAACAAGGCGGTGTTGATTAAGGACAGGCTCAAGGGCATCAATAATACGTTCTTCTTTACGGACATTAGCTCGTACCTCTTCTACGTCAATGCCTTGCTGCGTTTGCTGCAAGTGCTTCTTAAACAGCTCTGCAACAAGACCATCACCAAAGTTTGTCTCCACTACCAACTTGGTTACTTTAAACTTCTTACATCCTTTTAGAATGTCCAGAAGCGTAGTGTCCGAGTATCCGTCTCGATAAGCTCGCACCTCGTGCAGGTACAAGTAACCGTTACGCTGGGAGATATAAGCTGCTGCCGTTTCATCTGTGCCACGGCCCGACGGGTCAACAGAGCAGATTGTTTCTTGGTAAGGACCCCACTCTCCTTGTAACTGCATTGGAGAATAGAAATAGTCTCCAGGTAGCCCAACAGTTGGGAGTTCTTTGATGACGTTTCTAGGATCGCTGCACCAGATGATGTCATCAGGAGCGGACTCAGGATTAACACTGGTGACGACAAGATCAGCCATCTTGAGTGGGAATTTTTCAGCGTCGCTAAGGCTTGTGTCGAGCATGAACTGCAGCATGAAGTTGCTGCGTCCCATAGATGCTTCACGTTCGATAAGATCTTCATGACTAAATCTATCCGGGTCAGTTACGCTCCACGGATCGGCACCCATATCGATGTCTTCCTGAAGCTGGGGAGCTATGAGTCCTTCGTAGTTAGCAAGCTTGCGAGGAACACGAGCAGGCCAAACAAAGGGGCGGTAGTTACGTTCTGCAAGTTTACGATAGATGGTAAAAGTGGTCTGGGGTGTGCCAAGATACATGATTCGACTGTCATCCTTTGGTGTAAGGATAGACTCAGCTTCTGTACAAAGTTGTAGAAGCTTCTCCCTCATCATCTCAGTCATTGAGTTGCCTGGAACCTCCACGTCGTCCAGAATCATTAAGTCTGCACGGCTACCAGTCAGCTGACCAGTAATACCAACAGACTTAACACTAGGAGCTTGACTAGGACTGCAGGCAACATCAAACGAAATACGGCTCCAACGAGCGTCGTCATTTTTAGGTCTTAAGTGTTTTAACCAAACTGTTTCAATAATCAATTTCTGTAAAAAGATAGACATGTTATCAGCCCGCTCTTTAGAAGCGGAGATAATCATGATCTTCTTTTCTGGGTCATTAAACAGTGTCCAAAGAACAAAAGCGCCAGTAATCCAAGACTTACCAACTCCTCGGAAAGCCTGGATCTGTAGACGCTTAGGACCGTGTTGTAAATAGTCAGCAATAGCGTATTGTGCACGGGTTGGAGACGGTAAATCTAACTCTGACCACAGGGCTTGAAGAAAAATCTTAAAGTCGGTTTTTAACAGTTCTAATGTATTCGTCATTTCTCCATTTATTAGGTCCGTGTGGGGTGTTAGGTAGATGCTGTTTAACGGTAAAATTGTCTCTATCAGCTATAAACAACGGGTTTAACTGTAATGATTCATAGTGAACATCAAACCACTGATCTTCCCGCAGCGTCTGCTTAAGTAGATCAATGTATTCATAACAGTGCTTTACAAAAGACGGGTAAAACTCTGGATCAGTTGAGTAATCTTTATACCACTCTATCCGTTCCATGCTTGCTACAATATCTTTTGGGTTGCGATACATAAAAGCAAACTGAACGTTAGGCACCATAAACGACAACTCTACAACACCTTTAAGAAGAAAAGGAGCTTGAACAACCGCGTTATCCGGTAAAGGAAGGCGGTAGTCAAGCTCGTCAACAAACACACCACCAGTTTCTTTGGCGATAATGTGAGCCGCAATACGGGTTCCAGACCGTTGTGGTCCGGTCACAATAATAGGGTGGGTCATATGTTATTTAAAACTCACTTACAGCACTATACACGTCTGCAACAGCTCTACCAAGCTTGCTGACATCTCGGATTGTTCCAAGGAAATCAGCCAGCCCTGGCGTAACAAATGAAACTGATGCTGCTTTGTTAGGGTCTAATTGTAAAGTAAGGTCTGGCTGTGGTTTTTCTTTACTTACCGCTTTATTTTCCCAATTAAAAACTGTTTGAGGTTTAAAATCGGTCATTTGTGGACCGGTTGT